TGCATTCTCACCTCCGGCAATCGCACCGGCCAGAATAGCTCGGCAGTTTGAGACAACTGACGGAAAGTCTAGAGATGTGACAGGGAACAAACGACTGTGTTTCTTCAATGAGGTCGGGTACTCTACTCCGCGGACAAGGACATCTTTCGAGTACGTGAGGACTGATGTAGACTCTATATTCTCCTCGGGCTTGACTTCCTGATTGACGCTTGAACACGTCTTTTCGAGTAAGATGTTCACTTTGTCACGGATCTTTGGGAGTTTCTCCTCTCGGGATAGTCCGTGTGATGGGATGGCCAGACGAACAACCTGGTTATCGCCTTGCCCGATGACTTCGTAGTCCGAGATGGTCCCATCATCCAACAGTGGAGACAAGGCCATTTCAATCATCGCATACGTTGCCGCAGTCCACTTCTTCTGACTCAACCCCTCAAGACCGCCGAGGTGATTCCTCCATGCCAAGTTGCTTTCTGGGGGGTTTGGAAGTTCTATTCCCGGTGGACGCAACCCTTTGACACGTACCATCATTTGAGCTCTTGAAAAGAACCAATGTGTGACAGTGAATGTTCCCTGCACCCCAAACATGTTGTTCATATCGTGCCCGATCATGTGAATGACAAGCTCTCGCCACTTTAAATTCCAACGTGTGAGATCGATCTCGAGGAACAAAGTGTACTCGGAGGTATTCCTAGCGGGGTCAGTGAACCTGAGTAGGCGTTCCTGATTTTGGGTTTTCGACTTCGTCATGGTCTGCTGAGGGAGGTAACGAAAGATAGAATTGGCTAGGTTAGCTTCCACACATGTAAAGAAGCACCTCATCTCGAGTACCAGCATAGCGAACATTCTCGGCTCGAGTTTGAATTCTCTCTCTTTAGGGTACAAGCTAACAATCAACCAATCCTCCGGTATATCTCGGGCACTCACCCTCTTCACTATCTCTTCGATGTCGATTTGATGTCGATCCATAATCTCTAGTAGCAGTCTTCGAGCGGACGCGGGAGTCCCTGCGGACTTGTCCCATGTCAGGTGTTTGTCACATTTGTAGAGTGAGATAGACTTGTCATCCATCAATTCTAGGAAATTCGGGAAATAGTCAAAATCGAAGAGCTTCGTCCATTCAGTTGTATTCCAGTCACTGAGATCATACATCCTTCTCGTTAGATTTCGTGATTGCCGGTCGTTGAGCTTACGGAGAGTCGTTTGAGGATTGTGATGAACCAAGTTCGGCCAGATTCCATGCTGAGCAATGTATGCTGTGAGCACAATATGACAGAACGTATTTCGCAGACGCTGAGCATCCACGATGCTAGTTTTGTCTGGAGTCCTTGCGGCAGTTGCGGCGGATAGTCCTCCTGCTTCCGTATCGATGAGCGGATGGCCACACGTCTTCAGGCACCCGAACATCTCCACGATCTCACGAGTGTCTGTTACTGACTCAACCAAGGAACAAAGCAGTCCAATTGAGTCGAAAGAAGTAACTCCGGTAGCCGATCTGACAGAAACTTCTTTCTCCTTCATTTTTGATATCATTCTTGTGTAGGCTGTATCGTTTCCAAAAACGTTATCGGTTCGGTGGGATAACCAAGTCTTGAACATGGGCTCAGTAGCCTTCAGTAAGTTGTACGCTTGGTTGCCGTAATTCTCAAGAGTCCGGTCCTGCCATACAAAGAGCCGTCGAAGATGAACGCGGACTCTCGGGTTCAGACCGAGCGGGCCGGCGTGCTCAAACATCATGTACCGCGATGCTAATTTGTCTTTGAGCATCAGAATTTGATTCGCACTCGAGTAATACAGAAGATCTCGACACTTCAGGATGGCGTTCTGAGAATTGATCCAGATATCAACCCGTCCGATCAGCCCATGGGTCCAAGTGTCGGGAGCGAGTTTGACGCGAGATTCTGCACGTCCGTATAGGTTGCAAAAGCTCTCGTAAGCGGTGGCATACGGAACAGATTCGGAGCATCGAAAGCTTGCAGATGTACCTCGTATCTCGGCATCCGGAAGGCCTCTTGCTGTAAGTCCCGCACAGAGAGCGTCCTCTAGCTCCTGCGCCGCGCGCTGTGCATCCGCGTAGTAAGTGTTAGATCCCCTTCCGGTCACTCGCAGCATATCGCTTTCGATCATAGGATACATCCCGGGATCGATTGAGGCCATGGTTTTCAAGTCTTTGACAGTCCACTTCCTCACTTTTGCCAACTTGATCAAGAAGGATACTTTGGTCCTGACTGTGTAGTCGACCGTCTTGTAAAACATCCCAATGTTCGTCGAACGTAAGACGGCTGCGTCAATGACATTCTTTGTCTCGGATATTTCAGTGATAAGCACTGGACTGCTGAGGTTGGTGTCGAGAAAGAATACTTTCCTGGCTTGCACCAGCTCATCATCATCGATGTCTGGATTCATGGTGCAGGGTGCGTGAGGCTTGCGACCGGGTCTCTGGTTTCTGGTCCTTTGTTAGGTGACGAATTGTGATGTGTGGCAAAGAAATAAATTCACTCGTTCAGGTTCAAAATTCCATCAGATACAGTAACCCGCTACCACAAATCTATCTTTT